TCAGAAACATGGACTGCAATAGATGACACAAGTGAATCTTGGTCTAATGTTGCTGATAATAGTGAATCATGGCAAATTGCCGCATGAGGTGAAAAATGGCTGATACAACAACCACAAATCTAGGTTTAACTAAGCCCGAAGTTGGTGCTTCAACAGATTCATGGGGTACAAAGATCAATACTGATCTTGACTCTATTGATGGGTTATTTGATGCGGGACCATTCCTTAAAGTGGCAAAAGGTGGTACTGGTGCTGGTACTGCTGCTAATGCCCGTACATCATTAAGTGCGGCAAAATCTGGTGCTAATAGTGATATTACATCTATAACTGGATTAACTACTGCTTTGGCTCCAGCTTATGGCGGTACTGGATTAACAGCAGTTGGTACATCAGGAAATATTCTTACATCTAATGGTACTGCATGGGTTTCTTCTACACCAGCAGCAGGTTTTAGCACTTCAGCAAATAATACATTTACTGGAACACAGACATTCTCAGGAACTTCATCGGCTACAGCCATTGTTTTAAATGATGCAGCAGAGGTAACAACAGTATCAGCAACTGCCGCTACAGGTACGATTGCTTACGACATTACAACTCAGTCAGTCTTGTACTACACAAGTAACGCAAGTGCTAACTGGACAGTTAACTTTAGAGCCTCTAGCGGTACTTCATTGAATACTTTGATGACTACAGGTCAATCAATGACTGTGGCTTTCTTGGTTACGCAAGGTACTACTGCTTACTACAATAACGTGGTTCAAGTAGATGGTACGGCTACTGGAGTCACTACTAGATGGCTTGGTGGTGCGCCTACTTCAGGTAATGCTAGTGGCATTGATAGCTATCGTTATTTGATTATCAAGACAGGAAGTGCGACTTTCACAGTCTTGGCAAGCAACACACAATTTAAGGCTTAACACTATGCCATTACAAGCAACAAGTGGAGCGGCTTCCTACGATGCCTTTGGTGGTGGTGGTAAATTTGTTCCTTCCTATATTGAGGAAGTGTTTGGCACATGGCTTTATACAGGAACAGGTGCATCACAAACTGTTACTAATGGAATTGATATTACAGGAAAAGGCGGTCTAGTTTGGATTAAAAGTAGATCAGGAACTACTGGTCATCGTTTGACTGACACAATAAGGGGTGCAACAAAATCACTTGTATCAGAAACAACTGCTGGAGAAGCAACTGAAAGTACAGGATTAACAGCATTTGGAACAACTGGTTTTACGATTGGTGCTGATGTTGATTACAACACTTCTGATGCGATTTATGCTTCATGGGCATTTGCAAAGAAAACAAAATTCTTTGACATTCAAACTTGGACAGGCACAGGCTCTAACAGGACAATTTCTCATTCACTAGGATCTGTTCCTGGTTGCATTATGGTGAAGCGCACAGATACAACTGGTGATTGGCAGGTTTACCATCGTTCATTAGCAAACACAGAATATCTTGTTCTTAATAGTACGGCTGGTAAAGCAACTGGTGCAACTCGTTGGAACTCTACAACTGCTACATCTTCAGTTTTTAGTCTTGGTACTGATGCGACTGTTAATGCCTCTGCTGGTACTTATGTGGCATATATCTTTGCCCATGACGCAGGAGGATTTGGCCTAACGGGTACAGACAATGTAGTTACCTGTGGAACTTATGTAGGTACAGGCTCACCTCTCACAATTACCCTAGGATACGAGCCACAATGGGTATTGATTAAAACAACTGGTGGTAACTTAGAAGGATGGTCTATTCTTGATAATATGCGTGGTATGCCTGTTACTGGCACTACGCCATATTTATTTGCTAATTCATCTGTCGTTGAAAACCAAACTTCAAACTTTAACGCTAGAGTTACTGCTACTGGGTTTGTTGTTGATGCCAGCACCTCTAATGAGGGTTTAGACTATATCTACATTGCTATTCGTAGAGGACCAATGAAAGTTCCTACTGATGCGACTAAGGTGTTTGCGCCTGTTGCATATACTGGAACAAGTGCTGATAACCGATTAGTTGATGCAGGGATTTTGACAGATATGACAATGGCTCGTATCCGCACAACGACTTCTACAGGTGGTTTTTATGTGGCGGATCGCTTGCGTGCAAATGCGAGTCTAGCGACTACCTCTACAAATTCTGAAAATACTGATCTTGATTCGTTTATGACTCCAACTGTCGGCTACGGCAGTTCGTTTTCTGCAATGAACGGGTTTGGTGTTGGTAATGATACAACACGACAGTTAAATCAATCTTCTACTAGTCAACTTGCTTATGCGTTCCAACGTGCCCCAAGCTTCTTTGATGTTGTTTGCTACAAAGGAGATTCAGTTTCTGGAAGACAAGTATCTCACAATCTTGGTGTACCACCTCAATTGATTATTGTTAAATCCAGAAGCACAAGTACTTCATACACGGGTCCTGTTGTGGGTTTTGGTTCTGATCAATCTGTTCTTCTGAACACCGCTGAAGCAGAAGGAACTCAAATAGGAGGTTATCCACAAGTTTTAAATGTTTCTTCTCGAAAAAGCTATTTTGTAGTTCTAGATTCAAATGGTGATGAAACAGGTAGCCAAGATGGTGTGAACTATGTAACGACAACTTATGTCGCCTACCTATTTGCAACTTGTGCAGGTGTTTCTAAAGTAGGCTCATACACAGGAACGGGGACAACACTTCAAGTTAACTGTGGCTTTACAGGTGGTGCAAGGTTTGTCCTAATTAAGCGTACAGACTCAACTGGCGCTTGGCATGTATGGGATACAGCACGAGGAATCGTAAGTGGCAATGACCCATACTTGCTCTTTAATACCACAGCCGCTGAAGTCACTAATACTGACTACATTGACACTTATAGTGCAGGGTTTGAGATTAGCTCAACAGCACCAGCCGCCATCAATGCAAGTGGTGGTTCATTCATCTTTTTAGCAATTGCTTGAGGTAATTAAAATGCAAGTACGAATCAGAGAAACTGGACAAGTAATGTACGAAAGTGAATTTCGTGCATACACAAAAGACAATGGTGGCCCATCATGGGATACAACAACAACTGAAGTATTAGAGGCTTTGGGTGTTGATCTAGTCTTTGAAGGCGCACAAGCACAGCCTACACGCTATCAAGTAGCTTATGCTAATGGTGTTGAGCAGATTGATGGCAAGTGGTACACCAAGCATAGCGTTTCCGAAATGAATGCTGAAGCTATTGCTTCTAAGGATGCCGATCAAGCTCAATCAATGCGTGACCAACGTGCTCAAAAACTAAAGGATAGTGATTGGACACAAGTGGCTGATGCCCCTGTTGATAAAGCAGTATGGGCAACCTATCGTCAAGCCTTGCGTGACATTACTGCACAATCAGGTTTTCCTTGGACAATTACTTGGCCTGATGCACCATGAAAGATGTAAGCCATGAGCAAATCTATGAGCGCCTACTTGCTGTTGAAGCAAAGGTAGATGAGATAGATAAGAACACGAAAGACCTTGTGGAAGCTATTGACGCTGCCAAGGGTGCTGTAAAGGTTCTTAACTGGATAGCATCTATTGCTCAACCAGTTTTGTGGATTGGCGGGTTGGTTATTGCTGCGGGTGCAGTTTGGCAAACATGGCTTAAAAAGTAATGGCTAATGTAAAGCAACAATTAGATATTCCTGCGATACCCTCATTAGGTACATCAGGAATTGTCTATTCTCAAAGTCTCCAGAATCAAAACAATGGACTTTTGAGGTTGTTTTTTACTAAGTTGGTCAATTCAATACAGTCTGTTATTGGCCCAAGAGGTGGTAAGTATTTGAATAATCCTTACGGGGCTTTCCAAAGTACTGTAGATCAAACAGCGGCAGCGGCTAATACGGCCTATGCCATGACGTTAAATACAACTGATTATGCCAATGGTGTAAGTGTAGCAAGTAGTTCAAGAATTACAGTTACAGACGCTGGAATCTGGAATTTACAATGGTCTGGTCAGTTTGAGAATCCTGATTCTCAAGACCATGATGTAAGGGTCTGGCTTAAAATTAATGGGACTGTAGTTATTGGCTCAACTGGATTTTTTGCTATTCCTAGCAAGCATGGATCTGTTGATGGTCATGCTTTAGTTGGATGGAATTACTTTTTAAGCTTAAATGCAAATGATTATGTAGAACTTTGGTGGGAGACTGATAGCACATTAGTAAGTATTCAAACTTATGCTGCAGCAGGTAACTATCCCTCAACTGCATCCTTAATTGCTACAATGAGCTTTGTGTCTAACCTACCTAGGCAATAGAATACAGATATGGCATACATTCCACTACAAATTCCTCCAGGCGTATATAAGAATGGTACTGAGTATCAGTCTAAAGGCCGTTGGAATGGCTCAAATTTAGTACGTTGGTTCGAAGGAACAATTCGTCCAGTTGGTGGATGGAGAAAACGTGCATCTGCTCAGTTAACTGGTATGGCACGTGGGTTGATTAATTGGCGTGATAATAACAACAACAGACGTATCGGAATTGGTACACATTCAAAATTGTATTCAATGAATGAGAATGGCACTTTAACTGACATTACTCCTACATCATTTACAGTTGGTGATCCAGACGCAGTACTAAAAATTGGCTATGGTTTTGGGACTTATGGAACTTCTGCCTATGGTGTTGCCAGACCAGATTTGGGATCATACGTTCCTGCCACTACATGGTCTATGGATACATGGGGCGAGTATTTAGTTGCTTGCTCAACAAAAGATGGTAAGTTGCTTGAATGGCAATTAGATGTTGCCAGTGATGCTGTTGCATTAACAAATGCGCCAACTAGTTGTACTGGATTAATCGTTACTCAAGAGAGATTCATATTTGCTTTGGGAGCAGGTGGTAATCCTCGTAAAATTCAATGGTGCGATCAAGAAAACAATACTGTATGGACTCCTGCTGCCACCAACCAAGCTGGTGACTTTGAGTTAACCACCATTGGATCTTTAATGTGCGCTAAACGGGTTCGTGGCGCTACGATCTTGTTTACTGATGTGGATGTGCATACTGCCACATACATTGGCCCACCATTTATCTATAGCTTTGAGCGCATAGGTAGCGGTTGTGGCGTTATTTCTAAGCAATCGGTAGCCACTACTGATAATGCCTGTATTTGGATGTCTGGATCAGGATTCTGGATCTATGATGGCTTTGTAAAGCCTTTAAATTCAGATGTATCAGACTATGTGTTCAGTAACATGAACATTACTCAGTCTTCTAAAGTTTATTGTGTTCATAACTCTACTTATGGCGAGATTTGGTGGTTTTACCCAAGTTCTGGCTCAAATGAAGTAGATTCTTACGTTTCTTACAACTATCGTGAGAATCATTGGGCTATTGGTACGTTAGCACGTACTTGTGGCACAGATAGAGGCATCTTTACTTACCCAATTATGGTTTCAACAGATGGTTACGTCTATGAGCATGAAGTAGGTTTTAACTATGACTCTCAGACCATATTTGCTGAATCAGGACCAGTAGAGCTAGGAGTTGGAGATAGAACAATGAGTCTGACAGGATTAATTCCTGATGAAAAAACTTCAGGTGATGTTCAGGTTCGATTTAGTACCAAGTTTTATCCTAATTCAACAGAATATAACTATGGCCCATATTCAATGGCAAGCCCTACTTCAGTACGCATAAGCGGAAGACAAGTAGCTGCAAAGATTGAAGGACTTAATCTAACTGATTGGCGAATTGGCACTATTAGGTTTGATGGGAAAACTGGCAGTAAGAGATGATAGATTGCAGTAGTTTTACTGAAAATGGGGAGCCTAAATGGTGGGTTCCTTATTTTCTGGAAAGTGAGCAATTATTATTAAATGCGCTAGAATATGGTAACGGAACGCATAGTCTTGAGGATGTCGCAATGGCCCTCAATAAAGATGAAATGCAATTTTGGCCTGGTATTAACACCGCCATCGTTACTGAAATAATTACCCATCCCAAGCAGAAGTCAATCCATGTATTCCTAGCGGCAGGAGATATGGATGAAGTTATACGAATACTTCCCTTTGTTGAAAAACATGGAAAAATGGAAGGTTGCACTCACATGACTATGACAGGTCGCAAAGGATGGGAAAAGATTATGAGTAAGATTTACAAGGTTGAACCAAGAATTTTCTTGAGTACGGAGATTTAAAATGAGTTTATCAAGTTCCAAACAATCATCACAGTCGCAATTAGACCCTCAGTTTAAAGAGCAATATTTATCTAATTTGGAAAGTGTTAAAAATACTGCTGCTAATCTAGGTCCTAGACAGTTTGCAGGGTTTAACCCTGACCAAGAGGCCGCTTTTGCTGCTAATCGCCAATTTGCTGACCCTAATAGTCGACAAATGCAACAACTTAATACTGCGGGTAGATTTGCTACTCAAGCTGGAATGTATCAGCCACAACAAGTAAGACCTGATTCTATTAATGCTCAAGGTTATACTGCCGCACAAGCAGAGGCTGCCCAACTAGACAGAGGTGCAGTTCGTGATGTTAATGCAGAGCGTATTGCTGCTGAAAGAGTTTCAGGCGCTAATGTTACTTCTGAAGCTTTAGGCCAGATTGCCCCTCAAGCTCGTGCCAATATTCGTGATGTGCAAGCTGGATCTTCATTAGATCAGAATATGCAACAGTATATGAGTCCATATACTCAAGCTGTTACTGACCAAAGTTTAAAAGACTTAGAGCGTTCACGTCAGATGCAACAACAGCAGACTTCTGCTCAAGCTACTGCGGCTAAAGCTTTTGGTGGTTCTAGACAGGGAATTGCTGAAGCTGAGACTAATCGTGCTTATGGTGAAAATGCAGCTCGTTTAGTTGCTCAACAAAATGCCGCAGCATTCCAAAATGCTCAACAAACATCTCAAGCTGACTTGGCTCGTCAGATGCAAGCACAGCAACTTAACCAAGCACAAGATGCCGCAACTACTCAGCAATCACTAAATCTAGCGGGTCAATTTGGATTGGCAAATCAAGCATCTAATTTGGATGCGGCTCGTTTAAATCAAGCAACTGGTTTACAGGCTAATTTGGCAAACCAATCACAGGATTTTAATGTTGGTCAATTAAACACAAGTAATCGTCAACAGACAAATCTTGCTAATCAAGCCGCTCTTAACCAAGCATCGCAATTTGGTGCATCAGCTAGAAATCAAGCTGGTACACAAAACGCACAAAACTTCTTGCAAGCTAACCTAGCCAATCAAGGTGCGGGTTTACAAGCTAATCAGCAACGTATGGGTGCTGGTGGATTGCTTGCAAACATTGCTGGTCAAGGTCAGCAAATGGGCTTTGCAGGTGCAAATCAACTTGCACAACAAGGTGGATTCCAACAACAGTTTTCACAACAACAGTTGGATGCCATTCGCAATCTTCCAATGGAGCAACAACAACTTATCAATCAAGCATTGGGTCTTAATGTTGGTGGTGGCTCTGGTATGCAAAGCTCGTCAAGTGGTTCAAGCTTTGGTGCTAGTTTGTTTGGAGGGCGTTAATCATGGAATTTCTATTACCAAAAGAGCAATTAAAAGGCTTATCTCCTGAAGACCAAAAGGCCGTTAAGGACGAGGCTTTCAATCAATTTCTTTTAGGAAGCATCTTTGGTGGTGGTGGTATTTCTACTGGCTATCAAGCTGTGCAAAACATTATTCCTAATTTGCAAAAGACAAAACAACAACAAGGTTTGTTGCAAGAGTTGCAAGGGATACAACAAGATTTCTTCCCAACTGCAGCTCAAGCAGGTCAAAGAGCTTTAGGTGCTGAAGGTCGTGGGCCAACATTAACTGCTGCTCAAAATCAACAATCTATTTTGAATCAGCCTATTGATATGAATGCGGCATATACACGTTTAGGACGTTTGGCTACTAATCCTAATGCAACTTCAATGTTGCCTGGTTTGGCTAGTGCATTCCAAAACTTGCAACCTAAAGTTCAAGGTGATTTAGTATTAAATGCTAATCAACAAGTATTACGTGGGTTGCCAACACAAAAAGAAGGTGTTGTATCTCAATACAATCCTTTAACTCGTGGTTATGCGGCTGCTCCTGTAGAAGGATATAGAGAGTCTAGGATTTTAGCTACTCCCCCAGAAGTTTCTGCAAATACAGAACTTGTTCCTAGACCAGGTGGTGGGTTTATGCAACAAGATATACCTGGTGCTGTAACTGCTATTGGTAACATTGAATCTGCAAAAGCACGGGCACAAGCTGAAGCGCAAGTTGAACAAGTTGTTGGTGCTGATGGCAAAACATATTTTGTTCCTAGGTCTTCATTGCTTACTCAGCGTCCAACTGGTGCTACTGGTGTAGTAACTGGTGGCGCTCCTAGCGGTGGGGTAGCCAAGATTTCTCCTGCTCAAGAAGCAGTTAATCTTGCAACATCAAATCGATACAATGAGTTTACAAAAACTGCTCTTGATGCTGCATTGACAGTTGGGGATCGTAAGACTTCTGCTGAATATTTGTATAACGCTGCTGAACAACTTGATCCTAATAAACTGACAGAGTTTTTTAGTACTGGTGCGGCTTACATGAGAGCTATACCTGGCGTTGGCGATAAATTTGACTCATTAGTAGGCAATGTCAACTTGCTAAACAAGACACGATCTGAAGGTGTTTTGAAGGGCTTGAGCAACATTAAAGGCAATGCCAATGCGTTTGAGGGCGGTATTGTTGATAAGGCCACAACTGGCGTAACTGATCCTAAGTTTGTTACTAAGTATGTGTCTGCTTTGGAGATTGCTGCCGCAGATAAAGATGATGCTCGTCAGAGATTTATTGATGCCTATACGGGTGATCCTAAAGCCGTTTACACGGCATGGGCTAATTCTCCTGATAATCCACGTTTGTACAACCATCCAAAAGTTAACCAGTTCCTTAATGAGCAGGTTGCTGCTTGGCAACGTGGTGGCTCACAAGGTACTCCTGTAATGCCATCTGGTTTTACAGTAGGCCGTAGCAAATCTACTGGTGCAATCCTTATTAAGAAACCTGATGGTTCTACATATACAGTAGGTCAATAATGGCAACTAAAGACGAAATCTTTGCTTTTGCTGCTCAAGAGGCAGAGAGACAAGGTGTTCCTCTTTCGTTAGTGCAGGGCGTTGTTGATACAGAGTCTGGTGGTGCTTTCAATGCCATTGGACCCAAGACTAAAACTGGTGATCGTGCCTATGGTCCTATGCAGTTGATGGCAACTACTGCCAAAGATCTTGGCGTTAACAGGATGGAATGGAAAGATAACATTCGAGGTGGTGTTAAATATCTAAGTCAGTTATCACAAAGATACGATAACCCCGATTTAGTTCTTGCCGCTTATAACGCAGGGTTGGGTAATGTAGACAAGTATGGCGGTATTCCTCCATTTAAAGAAACGCAAAACTATG